CAAATCTGAGGCAGGCCGACGATGTCGAAATCAAATGGCCGATAAACCAAGCCGCCGATCTTGTTATGGATCGCAGAGATCATATCGGCTGCATCGTCTGTGGCCAGCAACGGATTGTCCTCAATGACCAGTGCATACACGTCGGTGCCAGCGATCAAGTCGCTTTCATCGGTACGGTAGACCACACCGGTGATTCGAATATCACTTTCATCCGAGTCGTATTCAAAACGATCATCAGCCGAAATGGTCGGGGTCGTTGCCTGCGTTTCACCGTACCAGGTCAAGCGCAGCTCGCCGTTCCAATCCAGCCAGGCATTGGCCCCGGCTAGCTCTGCGACATACCCAACCAAGTCGCGGTAAAGACGCTCGTCGTCATCGGTCGGGATAGTGGTCAGGTAATCGCTGTGGAGGAAAGTAGCGGTGTAAAGCGTGATTCCGCAGCGGGTGCAGCAGTATTGTATGATCTGCGATAAAGTGACCTCGCCCGGTAACCCTCCGTCATAGTACTGGTTAAACTTGACCATAAAATCAAGCGCTTTGATCTTTAGGCTGTTATATCGTCTCGGTTGGGTATCAATCGTAAAGCGACCCACTCGAAGATATTCACTGCCAATCTTGACGTCGGCCGTAACAATCGCCCCGCCGAACTTATAGGAGTCAAAACGGTGGTCCTCATTCTTGATCTCGAAAGACAGTTCCGCAGCCTCGACGCTGCCAATTTCGAGATTGTTCCCCGAAGCTGACTTGCGGCTGAACGAAAAACTGTTTTCAACAATATCCTCCTCAACCAGGATAATATTACCGGCCAGTCCTTCGCAGGAAAGACGCAGGCCAAGCAAAGCACCTGAGCGCAGCAAGGTCTCGGCATCTGTGCTTATGGTTTGCATGCAGTTGCCTCCTTATGTTGCGTCTGCGTCTCGCTGAATCAACGTGAATTCGACCGACTTCCACAGCCCGAGGGCTGAGTTGTATGATGGGGCGTTGCGGTCCCCGACATAAAAGGTTCTGGTAACCCAGCCGCCGTCCATCGGGTCCAAAAACTCAACTTGGACGTATTCAGCGTTGAACGCCTGCAGAATCTGCGAACAGACGGGTAGCCGGATGGCGCGCCAGGCGAGCTTGAGTGTTCTCGCCTGGCCCTTGCGCGCTTTGTTCATAACCAGGGCTTCGCTGCGTCCGGCGTTTTTGCCGGAAATATCTTTGAGTCCCCAGACGTAACCGTCATCATTGGCTGGGGCCGGCAGGGATGTGACTGCAGGCCCCAGCACGGATCCGTCAGCAGCAACCGGCCTAACAGACCGGATAGGATTGTAGACGCCCACGTTAACCTCCTACTGGGATCCTGACCCGGTTTGACCTTAAGTTATTTCGAGATGCTCGCCGGGTCACCGATTCGAGCACGTCGTCGACGTACAGGTTAATAACTGTCTCTCCGCCTCCTTGATCGCCCAGCGCCGTAGACATCGCATCCGCCACAGCCATCCGAATAGCTTCGACGATCTGAGTGTTGTTGACTACAGCCGATCGGCCGCCGATCGTGCCAACCAGCTCGGGACCGGCTTCACGGGCTACAAACAGTTCGCCGAGCGCTGGTAGGCCGCCGTCAGCATATTGCGGGATGCTCCTGCCGCCGCCGCCATGCTCCACACCTGAAAGGCTGATGTGGACCCGGGAAAGCTCGTAAAAAATATCCAGGACATTGTTCTTCCAGTCTCGGAAGGGCTGTGTCCAGGCGTCAACCGCCGCCTTGATCTCGGCCGTCTTGTTTTTGAAGTTTTCAACCATAGTCTGAAGCCCTGTCTTGATCTCCCCAGTTTCCCAGTTGACTTCGTTGACGTGATCAACAGCTTGCTTCCGAGCTTCTTCGACGACCTTCTTGTGTGATGTTTCCGCCGCGGCGATGGTATCATCTTTCTGCTGTTTGGCCGCATCGACGATGGTCTGATAGGTTTCTTCGTCGATCGTCCCTGCCTCGCGCATGCGGTCGGCATTGGCGATAATTTCATCTGCGCGGTAGATGGCATCGTTTATGGTCGCCTCTTTGGCTTCCAAGCTGTTAGCTACAATGTCAGCCGCTTGCCGGGCCGAAATGTCACTGGCATTTTCCTGCAGGTGCTGCAAAATCTTCTGCTGCTCATCGGATGACTCAGTCATGGTCTCGATGGCGGTTTCTTTCATCTTGTCTTGTAGCGCTGCAACTTGCCGGTTTTCTTCGTCAGTTGTAGCCCGATGTTCTTCGGCTGCGTCCTGATAGATTCGATTGATCTGCTGGGCGTATTGCTCGATCTGGATCTTCCGGTAGGCATTGTCCTGTTGAAGTTTGCGCAGCGCTTCGGCCTCCTGCTCTTCGGTCAGAGCATCGGATTCATTGAAGAAATCTGTCATCACCCGTAGGGACTCAGCGTTCTGCTCGTCAATAGCTGCAATTAGCTGAGTCTTCATTGATGTCACTGCGGCCACCATGCCGTTAGCCATTTCCCAGGTGATCGTCTGGTTACCCCAGGACCACTGCTTGAGCGACGTCTGAGTATCGTTCCAAAGCCTCATAAAGGGCTCAAGCTTTTCTTTGGTTTTCTCCGATAGATCGTCTGGCAGGAAATCATATTGCGGGATGGAATCCTGGAAGAGAGCCCCCGCAGCTTTAAAGCCGTCGATAGCCGCAGCCAATGGCGCGGTCAAGGGATTGGCCCAGAGAAACGACCGCAGCCAGAACCATTTATCTGAGATGTATTCAACGGCGTCTGCAACCGAGCTTTTAAGGTTGTCCAGCTCTGTGGTGTCGGTGGCCGGAATCTCGATCTCGGGGATGTCAGGTATCAGGGACCCCGTTCCGCCCCCAAGTAAACTGCCGGCGCCAAGAGCGCCCGCAGCACCCGCGGCGGCTGTCGTGGTGTCATGCATGACGTTTAGCTCATCAAAGCCCAGGATAATGCCCCGCAGTTTACTAAGCCCTGATGCAGTGTTGTTTAATGCCGTGTTCGCTTTGTTGCCATACTCCGACCAAGTAGCCGCACCGGCTTTGGCCGCGGAGCTGACATCGCCGACTTTCACGCTCAGGCCCGCTCGGCCCCCCGACCCGATGGCGTCAGAAATCATTTCGGCGACCGCGCGGGTGACATTAGCTAGAGACTGCAAAGCGGGGATAGCAATCTGAAAGATCGGGAGGAAGGCCTCGCCCAGGGCGAGCTTGATATCCATCAATGTTGCCTGGAATACTCGCAGGGCATTGGCAGGACTGTCGATCGTTCGCGCCATGTCACCATGGGCGTTTGTGGTTTGCTCCATCATAGCTAGATAACGGCCGTACATCATTGTGGTTGTATCGATCTCTTGACCTTCTGCCACAATCCCGGCGCGGTATAACGCTTGCTTGGCCATGGCTTCAGTCAGGATGACACCGATCTGTTTAGCTGGCTCTGTCTCGCCGGATACCATGCCCTTGATGATCGTGTCTGCCTGATCGCCGCCTACATTATAGAAGCTCATGAGGTCATACTTGAGTTGGACCAGGTTCTTGGACATCGCCAAAGCCTGGTCGTCAGCCAATCCCATGGACTGGGCCATCGTAAACCATAGGCCTGAGACGCGTCGTATTTCGAAGTCGTTGACGCCGATCGACGCTGCCAACTCTTTTGACCAGGTGCGTGTGGCATCCGCCATATTGCCCAGCGAAGTATTGAACAGGTTTTCAGACTCAGTGACGTCCATAGCCAGCTTGACCGCGTCTCTGACTTCATTCGCGGCCATTTTGACGGCCTTAAGAGCGGCAGTAGCCAAAGCGATCGGGCCAAGCGCCGAAGCGAATGCCGACTTGAACGCCGAGCCCATACCAGCGACAGCTGTGCTGGAAGTCGTGGCTGCTGATTTAGCTGCCGTTAGCTCGGTCTTAACCTGCTGCATTTCAGCTTTGAACTTGTCATAGTCCGCTCGCCACTCGACATACAGGGTTTCAATTTTTGTGCCTTCCATCTTGATCACTCCTGTCCGTCGCCTGGCAGCGCCATGTTAAGTGCGCCCACAAGAGCCGCCCGATCAGCAACCCAGGAAGCCGCCTCGCGTTCTGCTTTCATTTCTTCTGACATTTTACTCGGGAACATTTCATAGAAATCTGGGTAGCTGTTTGCTGCGTCCATTGCTGCAGGAATCGCGATCCGACAGGCTAGACCCACACGCCAGGCCAGCAAAGCGCTGGCATCGTCTCTTTGTTCGCGCTCGATCTTAATCCGGTCAATCGCGGCCTCTATCCAGTCCTGAATCTCGCCAATGGTGAGCTCCCAGAAATCTGCAGGCATCATGCCGTAGCTAAGCGCTGCCTTATACAACACCTTAACAAGCCTGGTTTCTGTCAGGTCTTTTGGGCCTGGCCCTTGGTCAGTTTGTCCATGGATTTCTCCATGTTCTGCTGGATCGTTTTTACGGTTGCTTGCATGCCGTCTGCTACGGCTGTCCTGAAAAAACCGGATGCCCTGCAAATTTCAATAACAAGGTCTTCCCAATCGTCAAAACCTTCATCAACCAACTGGTCGAAAAGGTCGTGGGCATCTTCGCGGGTGAATGGCTTCTGGTCCGGTCCTGGCTGGCAGGCAGCCCAGATGAACGGGACCACGTTTGTGGTCGGGTCTTCAAAGATATCGATAACCGCATCGCGGTATGATTTTTTTAGCCATTTATTTAGTTCTTCGACATGCTTGGCGCGGATCCGTAAATGGTATTCCTTGCCGCCGACTTCGAGACGTTTGTACATGAAAGGTACCCTCCTAAAAAATTAAGCCGCCCAGGGTGTTATAGGGCACATCTGGGCGGCTCGTCAGGTCAGAAATCAAGCAATGCCGACAGGCGTTGTGACTTCCGTTGCGGCGGTCTGCGGGAACATGGCGACCGTGAAGGTGTCCAGGGCGTTGACGCCGGTGCCATCACGCTGAACATACGGAACGGCTTCCCACTCGACGGCTTTACCATCCGGGTAAGCCACGCCAAACTTGGTCTGGGTGCCTTCTAAGGTCAGGAACAGCGCGTAGTTTCCATCGGTGTGCTTGAACTGGAAGTTCTGGTCACCCGTCTGGCGCACGCCGGACACGCTAGTCGCTTCTTCCTCTTCCTGGCTGGTTGAGTCAATTCGAGCGGGAATGGTTTTCATCGCCGGCTTGGTGATCATGCCCTTGATCTGCGTCGCCGTCGGCGTTTGGCCAGTGGTGTAGTAGTAGAATTTAGTGCCTACAGTTGAAGAGGCCATTTACGTCATCCTTTCAAGATGTTACCCCGGGGTGCACATGCGCCCCGAGGCGTGATCAATCTCGCCCGAGTAGAGCAAAGTCGATCGATATGCTTTTGTTCCGTCCGGGCGGTCCTCTTCGACGTCTCTGCTCATCCCCCGGACCATGCCGCAGGTTGCGAGGGCGTCTTTGACTTGCCCTTTGTAAGTTTCACGCAGCTCTGGCGTGGCCGCCCAGGTGTCAATATAGACGCTGACATCGGCCGAGCCCTCGCCCTCTGTGGTAACCAGTGCCGTGCTGTCTCCCGCCTCACGGAAGCAGCCTCGCGGCAGTCCTGTGAAGTCAGTCGGCCAGCTCGGTGTCCAGGATAACCCTGTGATCGACGGAAGCAGGGCCCGGATCCATACCATGACTGAAAACGCCATCAGCTTCCATCTCCTAACTTTTTGATGTAACGACGAAACGCCCTGGCCATTAGCTGGGGCACCTTGCGTTTGACTGCTTGGGCCGCGGGGTAAAGGTACGGCTGCGGTTTCATTCCGCGCGTTGCGTGGAACTTGCCATCGCTGCCCTTGTAGACCCAGTAGTCGGTGTAATAGATCTTGCCGGTCTTGGACTTGTGCGCCCAGGGACCCTGCGCATAGTTGACTTTGACGCCTGAGCCATCGCCCCCAGATGCCGCGCCGACGGGACCGGTGCCAAACTCGACAAAGGCAGCATGATCGCTATTCGTGTGAACGAATGCTGTCACGCCCGTCGGGGATTTCTGGACCGTGTACCGGATGCTGCCCCGAAGCTCCCCGGAATCAACTGGCGCCAATAGTCTGGCCGCTGCTTGATGGCTGGCAGCGACGGATCGCATGACCTTGCCGATTGCTTCGTCCTGCTGCGGACCCGACAGGCGGTTGATCTCGGCCATGAGACTGTCAAAGCCGCGAATGTTTCCGCTCATATCAGACCACCGCCTTGTCCGTCGCTTTCAGCAGCCATCGCCAATGACTGTCATGGACTGGCGCCTCGATGACCCTAAAGACAGTGCCGTTGTACTGGACAAAGTCGCCTTTGAACAGTTGGCAGCTGCTGGATCGGGTCATAATGGCATCCTGAGTGACGGTAAGCCCCCATTCCTGCGCGAATATCGCGTCGGAAATGTACTGGACGTTGGCTTGGACCGCGCCGATCGACGCGCCGGCGTTGACGGTCACAGAGCCAAGTGACCCGGTAACCTCGACTGCCGGGCGGATCAGGACCGTTTTATCCTGGAATGCTTTCTGCTGGGCGGCTTTGAAGCTTGCAGGAATATTCATGCGGTCACCACCCCGGATTGCGGTACTGGTCGAGCTGGCTCCAACGTGATTTTAGGGAGGCAGCAATCGTCTTGGCCAGCGACTGGTCGTATGAAACCTTCTGCCCGTTGTCCTCGACGCTTGAAACTGACCCAACAGCGTCGCCTTTGTTAAGCCTGTGCGCATCGTCAGCTAGATCGATAACAAAAGGCTGCAGCCCAGCGGGTAGATACGTGGCATTGATTTCATTCAGCACCGCAGTTCCCGCCCGGACCAGTAAAAGATTGAGAAGCGAGTCCTGGCTCGTGTCGTCAGCAGCGATGCCCAACGAGATTTTGAGATCGGCCAGGTCATCGTCTGTTGCTTCGTACATTCCGATCACTTCCTTTTTCGCGGCTGCTTTTGCTCAGGTTCCGGATCCGGATCCGTCTTCCCAGGTTCGCCAATTTCTTGGTAGTCCGGGTTAGACCTCAGACGATCAGTGAGCTCGAGGTCTGAAACTTCCCACAGCTGATCCGTCACGAGGTTTTTAAACCAGCTCATACCGCGTCTTTGACAGCAAAAATTGTTCCTGTTGCTCCGACTCCGAAATCAACGTCAATGGTGCCGTCTGCTTTCTTGAACCGGGCGGATTCAATATTGCCGATTGCTTTGGTGACACCCGCTGCGACAGCGACCGCCAGATCGCCCTGGCCATTAACGGCCTTGAGCGTGCAGGTCAAAGGGTCGCTGACGTGGGAGTTGGTCACGATCAGGGTCAGATCATCTCGCGAAGCTGCGAGGCTCATGTCGTTGGTCGGGTCAATGGCGGTCGGGGTGACCGCCACTGACGAATTGAGACCAACGGAAAACACGTCAATAGCTGTACGTGCCATCAGTTAGTACCTCCTCAGGTTTTCTTGCTGCAAACGAGCAGTGCGAGACCGGACGGGCGGGTAACTTTGCCGCCGTACAGGTGCAGGCCTTTCATGGCATCGCCGAAGCGAGCTTCCGGCCGGTAGCCCTCGACTTCGGCGACCTGTTCAGCGTAGCTGATGGCACCGGAATAACCGGCGATGACCTTGTACTTGGCGCCGGAGACGTTCGGGACGTTGTTGGACTTGAAGATCTGGAAGCCAGCGGCTTCACCGACCAGTCCCGTGCGCAGGACAGCGTCAGTGGCAGTAGTGCCGGCTTTGACAAAACGATCGTCACGGAGCAGCAGACCGTAGTACCACGGCGGGAGAACGACCCAACGGCCGGCGGTAGGGACCTTGGAGTCATCCAGCATCACGGACAGCTCGACGAGTGTGTCATAGGCTGCCAGGACACCCGTGCCAGCGGCGACATCGATGACCTTCGGGGTTGAGTCGCTGCCAAGGGTGTTGCCGGAAGCAATTTCGGTGTACAGGCCGGCAACAAACTGATCGGCAACATCGGCGAGGCCGTATGCGGCTTTCTGCATGGCCGCGGACATGACCTTCGGGGTCTGCTGCGCTTTGTCGATGTCATCAATCTGGAAGTTGAAATACTTCGCCTGGTTGATGATCAGGATGCGCTGGGCGTCGGTCAGGGTTTCAGCTGCGCTGATGTCGGTGTTTTTGGTGTACGAGCCGATCGTCACGTCACCGATGCTGTTGATCTTGACCTGGTCGCCGAATGCGCGGATCTCGCCCTCGTAATCACGATTGCAGAGATTGGCATAGACGAGAGATTTCTGAAGGTCGGTCAGGAGCTGAGCGGACCAGACGGCGGGGATAAAATTGTTAAGTGACATTGTTCAATCATCCTTTCGATAACGAGCCATCAGAGAGGCCCTTGGTAACTGCTTCCATGTTTTGTTGCATCCAGGCAACGTTGTTGATGTTAGCCCGGAATGTTTCTTGTGTAACGGTCGATCCTTGCTGTCCTTTGCCACCTTTGAACCCGGCGCCCTCGTCGCCTTTCTGCTCGATCTCGAACAAAAAGCCTTTTGACTTCTGCAACTCTGCCAGGTCGAGGCCCTCCAGGCTGCCGTCGTCTTTGAGCTTTAGCTTGGTTTGGTCAATGTGAGCTTTTACACTTTTGAGGTCCCTTGCCTTGGCCGAGGTCAGGGCGGCATCCAATGCAGCGTCCAGCTTGATGCTTTCCATCTGCTCCTTGTATGTCTTTTCCGCGTCAGTGTATTTGGTCTGCAGTTCGGAGAGCTGTTTCTCCAAGTCGCTGCCTTTGTCCGCTTTGGACTGCAGCGCCTTGATGTCTTTGTCCCGATCGGACAGCTGGGTCTGCAGGGCGGTAACTTTACTCGCCTCTTCGTCCAGCCTGGATCTCGGCACAAAGCCCTTCATCTCTTCCGTCTGCTGCGCGACGACCTTGTCGGCCTGCTCCGCACTCAGCCCCATTGCGATAAGCTGTTCCTTGTTCATGTGGCTCCTTTCACACCTTCGCCTTGTTATCGCGGCCTAGGCCCGCGTTGGGTG